CGCTTTTTGCTATTGTTTTTTATCATGTTTTATTATAGAATATAAATGATGGGCTGGCTGATGGGCTGGCCCAAAGTGCAAAACAGGCGCGGGAGGCAAGACATGAAAACACTCGGAGTGATCACATTCGCGACCCCGCTTGCGGTAATCATAGTCGATTGCTGGAGAGAGATCAAGGACGAGCCGCTGAGAAGAGAACAGCAACAATCACAGTGGATTGTTGAGATCGAGGAGGACTAACATGAGCAAGAAGAGACGTCAGAAAACAGACTACCCTGGAGTGTACTTTGAGATGGTCCCCGCCCGGAGCAATCCGAGAAAGCGGGAGAAATCGTTCATGATCTCGTACAGGCTCAAGGGCAAGTTGTACGAGGAGCGAGTCGGGCGCGAGTCTCATCCTGATAAGATGACTCCGGCCCGAGCCTTTGCCAAGAGGCAAAACATCCTGGAGGGCAAAGACAAGCCCGCCCGTCTCAAGAAAGAGGAGGAGGAGGCCGAGAAAGCAAACTCGCTCACCTCGATCTGGAGCTTGTATCTTGAAGATCGCGGCTCAGATCTCAAAGGCGCTTACACTGACAACAATCGATTTGAGTTGTGGATTAAGCCTTACCTCGGGAGCAAGCGGCTCGATGAGATCAAACCGCTGGACGTTTCCCGGATCGTTCGGGCCATGAAAAAGGCTGGCCGCAAACCTCAAACAATCAGGCACACAACAAACCTGATCGTCAGGATCTCGAACTTTGCCAGGAGAAAGCAACTCGCCTCGGGCCTGACGTTCCTGGTTGAACATCCCAAAGTTGACAATCGAGTCACTGAGAAAATGACTCCTGAGCAACTCGCCGCCTTTGTCGAGGCTTGCAACAATGAGATCGAAAATCCCGACATGGCCCGGCTTGCTCTCCTGGCCCTGCACACTGGCATGAGACGAGGAGCGTTGACTCGGCTGGAATGGGGAGACATCGATTTTGATCGAAACACGATCATCCTCCGGGATGCCAAAGGCGGGACAACGAAGTCGATCCTGGTCAGTCAAGCGGCCCTCAAGATTCTGGAGGATCAGCCGAAATATGACAACTCAGATCTCGTTTTTCCGAATCCGAAAACAGGCAAAAGGAGAGTTGACCTCCGCAAGACAATCAACAAGCTCAAGGCAAAGGCTGGCCTCCCGAAATCGTTCCGGGGATTGCATGGATTGCGGCATGTTTTCGGGCAACTCCTGGCCGATGAGGGAGTTGATCCGCTGACGATTCAAAACGCCCTGACTCACGCCGATCAGAGAGTCACTCAGCGTTATCTGGAGGCGTCAGATAAACGCCTCAAGAATGCCGCCGAGATCGTCGAGAAGGCGATAAACGGCAACTGATCATCCTACCATAAGCAAAACCCACAAAGGCCCTCTCCTGCAATACGGGGAGGGCCTTTCATTTTGTCCTTGACTGCAAATTAAACCAAGAATAAGCTGGCTCAAATGCGCGTGTTTTAAGGCAGTGACGGGGAAAGGAGGTCACAAATGGGTGAGATAATTTACATTGATCGGGCCGGAGAGACTGAGTTTAAGATTGCCAGCCCGAAAAAGAAACCGACTCGGTTGTTTGTCGATAAACATCAGGCGGGCATGATCACAGGGATGAGCCGATCCTTGATCGACAAGCTCATGTCCCGAGGTGATCTGACTTACGTGAAGTTGGACAAGCGAGTCCTCTTTGACGTTCGCGATCTGATGGAATTTATGGACTCGCGGAAAGTAAAGGCCAGGAGGTAAGAAAAAGTCCGGCCCTGGAAGGTTTGCGGCGATCCAGGGCCGAAAGTGTCAGGGACGGCAAGAGCAAGGAGGGAAAGCGGATCGTCAGTCCGACGAGTGAGCTGACTCATCGGCTCGCTCGCCCCCCGTTCGCGTTTCTCGCCGCGATTGCCGCGCCGCAATGAACGCCGCGATCAATAACCATCATAATCGCGGCGGCGGCACGTGTCAAACCAAAAATCAAAAGGAGGTACGCCGCAATGAAAAAGCCGAGATTGCCTCACACCTCAGAGATCCTCAAGAGATGCCGGGAGGAGGGCTTGTCCTGGAAAGTGTCTTATCTCCTGGTTGTCCTCCGGGGAAAGATGCCAGGAACAAGGCCCGATCAATGGAGGTTTGACAGTCAGGAGTTGCTTGCCGAGGAGATGGGCGTTGATGCAAGAACCGTCAGGCGAGCAATGAAAGAGGCAAAACGCAAGGGACTCCTCCGGGAAAGACCGAGGGAGGGGAGAAAGCATAATCAATTTGAGCGGAGTTTGTGGGTTGTAAACCCGGACTCTCAGACCGGGATAAACCCGGACTCTCAGTCCAAACAACCCGGACTCTCAGTCCAAACAACCCGGACTCTCAGTCCGGCAAACCCGGACTCACAGTCCTATGAGTCAATAAAGGAGTCAGTAAAGGAGTCAATAAAAGAGTCAGTCGGGCGACTGAGCAAAGAGAAATCTCGAAAACTCCTGGACAGGGATGATTATCTCGGTGAGGGGAACTCTCCTTTGAAACCTCTCTTTGCCGAGTTCAGAAAATGGCCGAAAGAGGTAAAATGGCATTTTCGGCAAAACCGGGAGGAGCACATCGAGGATCAAGCCGCTCAACTCATGCCTGACGTTGATGAGGCTTGTTGGGATAAGGACGAGGAGAAACGAAAGCCGGAGGCAGTCGAGACGGCCTTGAGATCCTTGCTCATTTTCCTTTATGAGACTGAGCTTGCCGCTCTCTGGAACTTGCCCGAGTTGAAAAGCCGGGAGGCATGGGAGCGAGATCCTAAGATTGAGATCCCGAGCCGCTGGCGTCAGTTTTGGGAGGAGGGACATGAGCCGGATCTTGAATAAATCCGAGAGTTTAAGTGCAATCGATTGCAACTAGGGGCCTCCAAAATGAGGCCGGAGGGGGAGTAAGATGGGCAAAATCATAAAACTGCAAGATCGCTTTACCCGCGAGATTATCTTTGGCAAGGAGTCGGAGGACGTGCCTTATACTATCCTGGACGCGTTCCAGACAATCGTTGCGACTGACGACGCCGATCTCCGCGACTTGTGCGCGATGCTTGCGATCATGGACGGGGTGAGGCTCAAGCCGGGGGAGTCGGCCCTGTATAGTTGGGTCAGTGAGAGGACTGACAAGATCTGGAGTTCCCTTTGCACACTCGGAGATAGGACAAGCGACAACCAGGACAAGGAGGATCGGGAAAAGGAGGCCGAGGATGAGACAAAACACTGAGGACGTCCTCCAGGCTTTCGAGTTGCTGGAGGAGGAGGATGGATTGACACATCGGGAGAAAGCACTCATGGAGGTTTGCCGGGCGTTGAGGGATGAGAGGACTGACCTCGGCTGGAAGCTGGCCGAGCTTGAGCAACGTGTCGAGATGGCCCGAGCAAAGTGTCGGAGATCCAAAGGCGTCATTTGTGAATTATACGGGGGAGGGGATTGATGGAAAAGGAGCGCAAATACTGGCTGAGGGAGTTCGAGGCATTCGTTCAAGACATCGAGGCCGTTTCCTGGCTGGACAGGAGGATCGTCGAGAGGATGCGGAGGTTCGTCGAGGAAATCAGATCAGGCTCGCCGCTTATTATCGACGGCGACTTGCATGGAAAACTAGCGGAGGAGTTCCTCGACATCATGGACGAGATAGACAACGCTCAAGGCAGACCGCACAACGCAACCTTGCACTGATCCGGGGCAAGACTCGGGGCAAGAGTCGGGTGGGGAGAGCCGAGAGCCTTGATTGCTACCTACGGGGAGAAACAAGGCCCTCCAGAGCACAAAATCAACCCGGACGAGGCCAGGAGAGCGCCTGTGAGCAACGATCTCCATCAAACATGACCTCCAGTCCACGTCAAAACCAGCGCAAGCGTCAGCGTCCAGTCTTGAGATAAACGTCTCAACCAAAACTACCTAATCGGGAGACACACATTTTTTCAAAATGAGGCCGAACTGATCCGGCTGGCCTCTTGGATCTGATGGGCTGGAGACTGATGGGCGAGGTGATGTGCTTGAGTTCGAGAGCCTCGAAGATCCTCCCGGTGCAAGCGATTGCAAGCCCGGACTCCTGGCTTGACTCGCCGGAGTGCTAGGGGATCGGGCCGATGTCCCCTTTTCGTTTTCCGAAAATTTCAGCCTCCTCCCGTTTTTGAGACGATGAAAATTTCGGAAGGTTTTCCAGGCGTTATATCTCGGGACTAGCCGGGGCCTCCTTTTATGCTTGCGTTCCTGGCCGTTTCCGGCTATAAAAGTGTGCTAAGGATTACGTGAGGAGATCGGGAGGGACGGGATGTCAGGAGAGCCGAGGCTGAGAGATCGAGACTGGACTCACGCCGTGTATGAGCGAGAGATGAGGATCAAGATCTTGAGACACAAGCTCAGGCCGCTTGTCACTGAGGATAAAAGGGGCTTGACGTTTGTCGAGGAGAGGCTTGTCAGTTCGGCGTCGATCTTGGTTGTCTCCCTTTGGGAGAGAGAGCGTGAGTTTGCAATCGCTCAGCCTGCTATTCCTATCTCGAAAGATTATCTCCCGATGCTCCGGGAACTCAAGTCAGTGCTCAATCAGTTGGGCCTGAGTTTGGATCAGGCCCGCAGGGATGAGGCCAGTGATTTTGATCTTGCTAGTGTTTTGGCAAGTTGATCAGGCAGAGATCCGGGCTGGAGACGTTCGGCTCGGTTTCTGGCCGGGAATAGAGAGGGGAGCGGACCGGGTGAGGCCCGTCGGACTTTCCCTTGTTTCGCCTTTCTCACCGGGAGCTGAGAACGTGAGGATTGTTGATGAGGCCAGCCGCAAACTTTGGAGGGATCAGGTGCAGTCCTTGGGTTGCAATGAGGTGCGAGGTCGGATGTTTCGGCTGGACACGTCGCCGAAAACTCGCGCTTTTCCTGGAGGCTCTCCGAGGAGTTGCCCGGCCCTGATTGAATCCCGGCTTTTAACTTTTACTCGGCAGAGAGGATCGAGGTGATCCACGCCAGCTTTTGAGCGATACGCTTGCCCGGTTGTCCCCGTCGCTCGACCTTCCTGGCTCCTCAACCACGGGACCTCGATCCTCTCGCCTCCCTCCCTTGACGGCCAGCGCTCGGCGCAATCGGCCAAAGGAGTGAGACTCATGAGGTTTTATGGTTGCTCAAAGGTGTCTCCCGCTCCTGGAGGATTTACCGCACAAAGAGAGGTCGAGCGGGGAGATCCTCCTCGACTGGAACGCTCCAGGCCCCGCCGGATTTTACCAGTGGCTTGAGGATGTCGAGCCTCGTATTATTCACAGAGACTCCCGTTATAAACCGTTTGAGCCTACCGATAAACAGAGAGAGCAGATTGCAAAGATCCTGGCCGTTGATGAGCGCGGGGATCTCCTGCACTCGTTCAGCCTGATCATTGCTCCGAGGAGACACGGGAAAAGCCTCCTCCATCTCATCCTGGCTCTCTGGCTTACAACCTCCCGGCCCCATCACATCACAAACTTGCTCGGAACGATTGAGACTCACACAAGGAGGACAATGTTCCGACCTCTCGTCGGGATCGTGAGAAACACGCCCGCGCTAAAAAAGTTGATTCCTGATGAATCAATAAAAATTCACGAGATCCATTGCAAGCATCTCGGCTCGATCATACAAATGGCAGGAGGTGTCACAACTGCAACTGCCTATGGTGAGCGCGTCGACCTCCTCCTTGTGGGAGACATGCACGCCGCTCATGATCTTTCGACCTTCAACGCAATGCAAGCCTCCCTCCTCGACGCCGCTCAATCAAAAATCTGGATCGACTCAAACGTCGATTTTACTTCCGGGCCAGTCCATGAAATACAGAAAGAGTGTGCAACCGATCCAGGGATGTTTTGCGAGCACATCTCATACCGTGATTTTAAGGATTACAGAAAACGCGCTCCCTCCTGGATTGATCGAGGGAGAGCAAAAAGGCTCAAGAAAACATCTCTCCCGGCTGACTTCAAAAGGGACATCCTCGGCAAGCGCTCCAGCGTTGTCAACGCGCTTTTCGACGAGGAGACAATCAAGAGATGTCGGAATAATTACAAGGCCCCGGTCCAGGACATCGAGGCGCTTGTCCAGGGCCGCGCTTACAAAGTCGGAGGAGCGCTTGATCGCTCAAAAAGTTTGATCGCTTCAGGCCGTCGGGACAAAACCGTCTGGACAACCGTTGCGAAGGTTGCCAGTCCTGAGGGAGAGCCTGAGGTTTTTGTCCTCAATCAAAAGACGTTCCCGCTCAATCTCGCCTCGGCAATCAAAAGTCAGATCTTGGCCGATCATGAAAAATACTCCCTGGAGAACATTGTCCTCGAAAATCACGAGACGTCAGATCTTTATCAATGGGCCGTGAATACTAAGCTCCCTTGCGAGTTGGTTTCTCCTCACGATACGAATCAAAATATCAGTTTTCCCGAGCTTGCGCGGATCGCGAGAGAGGGCCGTCTCCATGTCCCGGTAAACCTCAAGGGATTGTTTCAAGAGATGAGATCGTTCGTTTATGAATATCACAGGAGCCGGGCCGGGAATAAGTACACTTTCGGATCGGCGAACAAGGACAAGTTCAAGGATGATTCGATTTACTCCCTCAACTGGGCCGTGTTTGCACTCCGCAAGGCTCAGCTTTCAATGTATCAACTCGGCTCGGTTGTTTGCACAAACAGGACTCCGAAACACAAGCACTGTTTCATCCTCGGCGGCGAGCTTGAGATGTTTTGCTCGGAGACTTGCCCGGCGTTCCAGGAGATCAAGGACATGTGGAAACAATACAGGCAACTCGTCCTTGAGGATGAGATTGATCTGATCAACTTTTACAAAGAGAAAGTCAAACGAGTCGGAGCACTGATCCGACAAGCCGCTTGAGAGGAGAGAAAAAATGAGCCTTTGGCAAAGTGCAGTCCCTCAGGTTTTCGAATCGATGAACGCCGCAACTTACGGGGCCGCAAACGTGGCCCGCAAACAGGAGACACTCAAGCGGCTGGATCTTTATCATGATGATCATGAGGATTATCTCAACGAGGCCCTGGAGAGTTTGTTTACAGATCCCTCGACAATGCTCAAGTCTCATCTCAATATAATTCGCAAGATCATCAATCAACTTGCCATGACTTACAAGGCCCCGCCCTCCAGGGACATCGAAGGCGCGGGCAAAGATCAGGAGCGATACAATGAGATGATCGAGCAATGTGATCTCGACGTAAAACTCCGGCAAGCCTCCAGGTATCTCAAGCTCATCAAAAATGTTTTGCTCCGGCCAGTCTGGAGAAACGGGAGCATGAGTCTCGACGTTCTCACCGGGAACATTGTCGACGTTTCTTGCGGGCTGACTCCCGAGGATCTGGAGCAAGTCCTCATCACAATTTATCCTCCCAACGGCAAGCTCGACGAGATCGAGTTCTCTCACTGGACCTCCGAGTCCTGGAGGCGTCTCGATTATCAAGGTTACACTCTTGAGGAGGAGGACAATCCTTACACCGTCCTCCCGTTTGTTTCCTGTTTTGATTATCCTCCGCGAGATTCTTTCTGGCTTGAGGGAGGTGAGGATCTCGTAAGTCTACAAACGGCAGTAAATGTCAAACTTGTCGATCTCCTGCATCTCAGTCAGATGCAAGCCTTTGGCGTCGGCTGGATTCGAGGAGCGCCAGGAGGAGGCTCGCTCAAAGTTGATCCCGGCTCACTGGTTGAACTTCCCGACGATGGGGCGCTCGGGTTCGAGGGACAAAAGGCCAGGCTCTCCGAGAGCGTGATGTTTTTGGAAAAGTTGATCCGCTGGAGTTGCGTCTCTCAGGGACTCAGCGCCGCCTCGATGTCGACTGATCTGAGCGATAGGATGAGCGGGACCGCGAAACAACTCGACCTCCTGGAGATGAACGAGATCCGGCTCGAAGATGTCGCGAACTGGAGAAAGATTGAAAAGGAACTTTTCCCGATCATGCGGACCGTTTGGAATTATCACAACCCGCGCAAGAAGATCTCCGAGGGAGCAACTCTCTCGCTGGATTTTGCTGATCCGCGTCCTGAGGCCGATCCAAAAAGTCAGGCTGAGGCCGATGATCTGAGGCTCTCTCAGGGAACGATAAGCGCGGTTGATATAGTGCTAAGGGAAAACCCGGATCTGAGGACTCGCGAGAACGCTCTCGCTCATCTCATGAAGGTCCGGGAGGAAAACCGATCCCTCGAAGGTTGAGGGAAAACTCGCCTCCTCAGGCGTTAAAGGAGTAAAACATCATGACTGATGAAGAAAAAGCCGCAAAGGAGAAAGCAGACAAGGAGAAGGCACAACGGGACGCCGCCGCCTCGGGCGACAATGTGCCGCGATCTCGCCTCAACGTCGAGATCGAAAAAAAGAAAGCAGTGGAGAACGAGTTGAAGGAGGTTGCAAAACAACTGGCCGATGATGTGCCGGAGGAGTTCCGCGACCTCGTTCCGACTGATCTCCCTCCTGGCAAGTTGGTTGCCTGGATCAGATCAGCCTCGGCGAAGGGACTCTTTGATCCAAAGTCGGAAAAGGATAGTCCTGACGCGAAACGGGGAAAAGAGAAAATCACAGAGGACTTGTCGGATCTTTCGCCCGGTCAAATGATGGCGAAAGGTTACAGCAAAAAGTAAAGGAGAAAAATCATGGAATTTTTGACACTAATCGAGGCCGCAAAAAGCACTCAGAATCCTCTCAGGCGAGGAGTCATTGAGACGTTTGCGCGGACCTCTCCAGTTTTAGAGCGCCTCCCGTTCATGGGCATTTCCGGGAACGCTTACACTTACAATCTGGAGGAGAGCCTCGGAGGCGTCGCGTTCAGAGGCGTCAACGAGTCTTACACTCACGACATCGGCGTGATCAATCCCGTCACTGAGAGGCTCACAATCATGGGCGGGCTGAGCAAGGTTGACCGAGCACTGGTTAAAACTCAGGGCAACGTCAACTCGGTTCGGGCGCTTTATGACGGGATGAAAGCAAAGGCCGCCGCCCTGCTTTTCAGCAAGAAGTTTTTCAAGGGAGACTCGCTCACAGATCCCAAAGAGTTCGACGGCCTGGAGACTCGCCTCACAGGCGATCAGGTGATCGACATGGACGGGATCTTGACGCTGGCAAAACTCGATCAACTGATCGATCAGGTTGCCGGATCGCCGGATGTCCTGTTTATGAATAAAATCCTCAGGAGGCGCGTCAACGCTCTCCGGCGTTCCGCTGGACAAGCGACTGAGGTTGTAAATGATGCTTTCGGGCGTCAGATTCCCGCTTACGCCTCGATTCCAATAGGTGTAATTGAGGAGGATGAGAACGGGGATGAGATCCTTGAGTTTGATGAGAAGTCAAGCACGTCCTCGATTTACGCCGTGAGGTTCGGCGCGGGCGAGTACGTGTCAGGCTTGCAGTCGGGAAGCATGGACGTCATTGACCTCGGGCTGACTGAGATCTTTTACATGACTTTGATCGAGCACATTTGCGGGCTGGCCGTGTTTCATCCCAAGTCAGCCGCGAGGCTCAAAGGGATCACAGATCCTGATCAAACAACCACAACCACAACTGTATAAGGTAAAAGCCCATGATCAAAATTACAATCGAGGGAATGGCACAAGCGCTCAAAAGGTTGGGCGCGTGGCCCGATGCAGTTGAGGAGGCCCTCGACAAAGTTGCCAATAATGTCAGGGAGCGAATCATTGCCGCGACTCCAGTTGACAGTGGAACTCTCAAGGCGGGATGGGGCGAGATTCAAAAGGCCGGGAGTTGGGGCCAAACAGGTGAGCATGAATCTGGCCGCACTTTTTCAAATCCCGTTCCTTATGGGGAGATCCTGGAGGAAGGACTTTATCCACAAGTCGGAAAGAAAACCGTCCAAACAGAAGGCGGCATTTTTAGCAAGAGAGCGCCCGGCGGGATCATGGGGCCGATGATCAATGATGACAACTACACTGATTATCTCATGGAGCTTTTCCTCCAGGCACTTGAGGAGGTTCTTGAGAAAAAAAGCAGATAAAGGAGAAACGCAATGTTAGACACTAAGCTCATTTTGAAAGCCGCTGGCCTCGTTGCCGCAAGTGCAAACGGCACTGGGATTGAAGTCGGCGAGGGCAAGTTCAACGCTCGGATGGTGATCGATGTCAGCGTGATCGAGATCGCAACCGGGGATGAAAAATACGTCCTCCATCTTGTCGGAGGAGATGATTCGGATTTTACGAACTCGACCTCTCTCGGGAGCATCGAGGTCGGAGGAGCAACCTCCGGGATCGAGGGCAACGTCGACTCAACTCCTGGCCGTTTTGAGATTCCCGTCAGCAACGTCAAAGCGGGCGTGATTTATCCTCACGTCAGGCTGAGGACTGTGATCTCTGGAACGATTGCAACCGGGATCAACTTCTCGGCTTATCTGAGCGAGCGTTAAAATGCCGCGATCTCTCGACGAGGAGATCCTCCTCCTCATGGCCCGACTTGAGGGCCTCGGGAGGGAGATCTCCGGGCGTATAACTGAGGGGATGAAAGAGTCCCTCGAATCGATAAAAGGGAGAGTTCTCCTCCTTGCTGAAAAAGCGGAGGAGACTCCCTCCCTTATCAAACAATTAAAATACAAGGAGAAACAACTCAAAGAGATCGAGCGGGTTTACAATGAGACTTACTCCGCGCTCATCTCTGACACAAAAAAGGAGGTCGCGGCCCTGGCAAAAGAGATGCCTCCGATAATTGACGCCGCTTAC